TGATTCCTCGTCAGTGAACCCTGATACTTTAATACTCTCTCTAAGTAATTTGTTTAACACTTTTATTAAATTTTCATTCATTATTTTTTCTCCATGATGACTGACCAGAGTCCATGATGGCCTGTAATACATGCGGCAAAAACCCACCCATTTTTTTCATAAGATTCTATGTCCTCAAACCTAACATATCTAAATATCCTCATCATAATACCCAACTCTTTGTTTAGACTGAATTTCAGGCTCATAGCAATGCGTAGAAATATTATATCTGAAGAATGCCTCACCAATAGAACCGTATAATCCCTGTTCTCTGATTTTTCTAACAATGACCCTAGTGTGGTCTAGATCGAAATCCCTATGAACAACTAAGCCAACATCCGCCATATTATTCCAATGCGCTGAACCAGAAACGTCATAAAGACTTGGGGGTGGATAAGAACCGTCGCTCTGCCTCTGCATCTTTGCGGGGTGAGCAACCATCCACATAGCCACATTGTGTGACCTACAGAATGATTTGCATCGAGATATAAGATCCCTGATATGCTCATCCTCCCTCTTAGACGCCCCTCTAGTAGCATCTATCTCATTGTAGGGGTCTATTACCACACCCTTAACACCAAACCGCTGACAGGCCGTTTTAGCCTTCTTTAATAGCCAATCTATATTTGGGATATTGTCCTCTGATTCAATAAAATGAAAATTTCCATCTAAAGCAACCAAAGCATCAGTTAATTCTTGTTCTGTCATTCTTGGATTCGGCCCTACGTCAAAGGGTTTGTTGATTACCTTTTCTGCTAATCGCCTGATATGATTAGCGGTCGAATGCTCTGGGCTAAATATAGTGAATTTCCAGCCGTGGTTCTGGTTCAGATTAATGATCATCTGATCAATAAAATTTGATTTACCATGATTGGGAATACCCGTTACCAAAGCAAAGGTGCTTGGCATAACCTGATAAAACTCATCAAGATTGGGAAACCCCGTAGAAACTGGCCTCTGGATATTGCCACGATAGATATCGAAAACTTCTTTCTGATAGTCGTTTATCGAGTAAAGCCCGTCCACTGGTTGTGGAGTTGCCTGTTCTATAATCTCAAGTAAAACCTCTGCCCCATGAGTGACCAGACAATCATTCGCATCCTTGATTTGAACATCGCCGAAACAAGGCCATTGCACTGTCCAGCATCTATCCTTACCAAACCTGTAAATCAGCTCCCTCTCAAGTGCCTCGCCAGCATCGTCTGCATCAACCGCCAAGATGATTTTATCAACATTATCGAGCCATTCAGCAGCTTTTAATGCTTCAAATCTTTTATCATCCTCGTTGAATTTCGCCTGTTTGGGTGCGCCATCAGGCAAGGAAACTACATTCTGAAATCCTGCTTCATAAAATGCCAGAACATCCATTTCGCCCTCAACGAATATTAGAAACCCTTTTTTATCTGCGCTAACCCTTGCGATATCATTGTTGAAAAGCGATCTCTCAGCGTCAGGCTCTTGCCTGAAATCCTTCTCCTTTGTGCGGTATTTTATATTAACTAACTCCCCGTCTTTGAAATACGGAAAGCAAATTGTAATTTTCTCACAAGATCTATTGTCAACATACCAAGTCCTAGATCCAGAATACACGCCCACGCCTTGGAGTGTTTTTTGGCTTATTCCCCTTGCTTTAAACCATGCTGCAACCTTATCATCAGTCGTTACTTCTTTTGCTTTCTCTGGCCTTTTATATGGCCTTTTGTATTCTCTGAAAGAATCTGCATTACCAATGCCACCCTTCCATTCACAATGATGACACATCCATACTGCCCCGCCATCGTTTAGAATATTAACAGACAAGCACGGCTCTTTTTTATTGCGTCTTGTGTGCGAACATTGTGGGCAAATAGTCTTGTGATTGCCCACACTCTTATTTCTAATTTTTATTCCATGATCTTCAATCGTTTTCATAGTTAACCCGCTAAATTATTTTTGGTCGTTTTGACATTTGCTAGTTCATGAACAGTCTCCCATCTGCGCTGTCCAAGCCAAGTGGTTGCATGAGGGATAAATTTCTTGTCATTAGCAAGCTGTGACTTTGCAAATTTTTCTGTGACCTGAAACAAGCCATGAACGGTTATTTGATTTGAGATTGCTTTTTTCCATAGATCATATGCTTTGGATTTTGACCCCTCTTTCCTCGGATACACACTCCACCAATTCTGGAAATCAATGTCGTATTTGTCACCCCCTTTACTATTATTGATCTTCTGTTTATCTCTGACTGTTTTGGGTGTCGATTTTGTCACCCCCACCATGTCTTTTTTGTCACCCCCAATATTTAATATAAAAATATTGCTAGTTTGTTTTCCCTCGTCAGTGAATCTTTTTTGGATTTTTATCAAGCCATCCTGTTCTAATAACTTGATAGCCCTCATCACGGTTCTCTCATTACACTCACACATTTTAGCAAGTGTGGCATATGATGGGTAGGTTTTGTTGTGGCTATCCGCATAATTAGCCAACATAAGCAATGTCAATTTTGAAAGAGAGTTTTTGCAGGGCTGTTTAGCTGCCCACGCCATAGCATCAAAACTCATTTTTTCCTCCGTAAATTTGGCCGTTTTTAATTAAAGACTATCTAAAGCGTGATGTCCATTCAATTCACTTATCTTTGCTTTTAACTCAGCAATCTCATCTTCATATTTTTGTGTTGCTCTTTTGCGTCCAGCCGATGCTTTGTGTGAAGGGCTACAATAGACGGCTGGTTTAAAAGAATGGAAGGTTTTATCACACCAAGCGCAAGTGTTTGTGTAAAAGTTTGGTGTAATTGTCACCTCTACACTATCATCGAGCGGAACGAAAATATGATGGCCCATGACTTTCTTTTTATGTTTCATATCTGATAGCTCCTTAAAATATTTATCGGAATGGCGCACCAGTAACCCAACAAACAAGCGACCATCTTTCGCCCTTTGTCACAGGCTCGACCCTATGCGGCATGAATGACGGGAAAGCAATAGCCGTTCCTTGCGGTATATCTACAGATTGAACCCCTGTCATGAAAAAGGATAGTTGACCACCCTCATACTCATTCGGGTCATTCAACGCCAAACTAATGCTGATTTTGCGTGTTGACGCATCGCCTGTGCCGATATCCAAATGCCAATCATAACCCTCGCTTGGGGCTTGATATCTCAACAACTGTGGCCTCTCTATCAACCCCACTAAATCAAAATCATAAACAAGATTCGCAGATACAGCCGCAGTGCATATCAGCGCATCCACCCATTCGAACTCCTCATGTATCACCCAAACATCGACATCTCGTTTCTTAATATTCACAACGTTTGAATCATCCGACCTAATGCGGCCTGTTTTATGAGTGTTTTGTGAATTTTTGTGAAGTGAGATAATTTCCATACATTCCCGTTTTGAGATTTCTAGGGCTGACATAACCCCAATATCATTTTCACGAATTTTTGGCGGTACTGCTAAAGCCATTTCAAGCCCCTTTCTGTAAGAACTTTTCGCATGATTGTTTTTTGCCATTGGTGAAAAAGTCCATTAGATGTTTGTGAATTGTTCACAAGCCAATCATCTGACTGAGTTGTGCAAGCCTGATAAAACCATTTTTCGGTAATATCGTTTTTAGGCATAATAGGCCGTGTTTTCTTGCCAGCTTTTCGAACAAGAGCATTCATGGTTTTGTCCCAAAATTTATAACCCCATGAATCCACTGAACAGGCATTCCGTGCCTTGATACAATTATTGATCCTACTCTGCATTTTTCTATCCATTCTGATCTAGTGACAAGTACCCTGAAAAAAGGGATCAAATTGCAACTCAACAATCTTGAAATCATCTGATGCTTCTGATTTTTTCACCCAGTGATCCAAGACAATTTTTGCGGCTTGCTTGTATTTTGCATGACAAACAAACACAGGTTCGTTTTGATAATAAACTGCGATATACATAATTCTCAACCAATCATCGTCTTTAAAAATGATATTTGAAAATTTGGGCTGGCGTTACGCAGAAACTTTCTTGCGTCCAAAAATCAGGGTTCCAGCTTTTACAATCAGCAATGATGTTTACAAGAACAAATATCAAGAAAATATAAGCAACCCACAAGCCCAACATCCAACTCAGTATCTTACCGTAGTTGACTATTCTAAGCCTCATCCGTCGTAAGACTCTGGCATGAACTGGAACGCCTCTCATAATAAATCTATCGCTTTCTAAATTCATGATTTTACCCTTTCCGATTTTGGTCGTTTCATTCAATTTCTGTCTCGTAAATAAATGCAGGAGTTAGTTCGCCAACATAAGCCCCGATTACATTGAACTCCATATACTCAATGGCCTCCTCTTCGCTCATGCCGTCACGCTTTCGGAGTATATCAATGCATTTCCAATAATCGTATGCAATGACATTTTCACGCCCAGCGATTCGGGCGTACCCAATTATTGCCTGATCAAATCCATCTGCTTTATACATCTGTCAACGCTGATTGATCATAAAACTCATGAGTGCGGATGGATGTCCACCGACATCATCTATTATGCTGTGACCCCTTCCCCTCAAACACCGAGCCACAGCCCTATGATTTTTTGAGAATATGCTTAAATCAACATCCTTTGCTAACTCTCTGCATTCCATTAAATCACGTTGGTACAGATATGCTTCTTCTTCTGAAGCCCTTAAATCAACAACTGGACTGTAAGCGCAGCCGCTTACAAGCCCACAGACGATAATTAAAAGAAATCGTTTCATGACGTCACCTTTACCATTTTATCGATGAAATCATTAAACTCCTTTTCTGTGAGAAAATCATAAGGCATTTGCGGT